CGTCGCACTTGACGTAGGTCTGCGATTCGCAGGGCATGGTCATGCTCGAGTACTTGTTGTAGCGCTTGACCGTGGCGCGCAGCTGCGCCGTGATGGGAGGCAGCGGATTGTCCATGGTGTGACTCCTTCCAGAATCGCGTTTAAGGCCCCTCAGACGTTCAGGGACGGCCGCAAACGCGAAAGATGGGTAATTAGTCGTTTTCGGTTGTTGCGTGGCTTCTGGCGGCTCTCAGCGGCTCCACGGCGCTACTCCGCGCACTCGCAGTCCTCGCCGCAGCCCAGCAGCCGCGCGAGGTCGTCCATCCAGCCGAGGCCGTCGCACTCGAACGGCCCCTCGTGGCGCTCCCACTGCATGCGGCATGCCGCCGCGTGGGGGCAGCCCTCCATCCAGTCGGCGGGGGTCGGGTCTTGCTCGGGCGGCGGATCCAGCTGGGCGCTGTCAATCCTGTAGATGGCCATTACTAGACCTCCTTCGTCAGCGTGATCGGGGCGAACACGAACTCTGGCATCGTTGAGTCTCCGTACTGCCAGAAGTCGCACGGCTCGCCGTAGCGCACTGGCCCCTCGCCGAACTCGCCCTCATCGATGATGTAGAGCCACTTGGGACACCCCTGCCATCCCATGGACTGGTTCGACCACAGGCGCCACCCGCCGTCTGTGACCTCCACGCCGTCGATTCGCAGCGGCCCGATGCTCGACATGGCCACCTCGCCCACCTTCACGGGTCTGCCGTCCTGCCATGTCGGCCAGTTCTCAACGTCCATAGACGCTCCTATTCGGTTGTCTGTTTGGTTTTCGTTGCGGTGCGTTGCTCATGCCGAAGCACGGCAACGCGCTATGCTTTCGCAGGTAAATAGGGCTGTTTGGGGCTGATTCATTGCGGTGGCGTTGCCACGTTGCCGCCCTCGCCTATATATTCCCTATACTCTCTCTATACTCTTTATTTATAAGAATCAAGAGAAGTCACGGCAACATGGGCAACATGAGCAATATTCGCAGGTAGATTGCGTTGCCGTGGCGTTGCCCTCGTTGCCGTGCCCTACTTTCTCACGGGTATCCAGCACGTTGTCGAGCCAAATTCCCGCGTGCGTTGCTTTCCTGACATCCTCGCCCACTCGCCGCTAGCGTCCAGCGCCGTGATTATGTCGGTTTGGACTAGCTTGTTGAGGCCGCCGCGCTGGATATCGTCTGGCATGGCCAGGAACACCTCACGCGTGCACAGTCGCTCTCCCACCGAGCCGTAGGATGCCGCGCGCTTCTCATACAGCTTGTCGCTGATGACCTTCGCGGCGATCGTGACCACAGGATGCTCTTCGGTGTGGGCCTCCTGCAGCCTACGCGCCTCATCCTGTAGCTCGGCGCTGAGCACGAGCGTGGGATGCTCCGTCTTGTAGACGTGCACCGCCTCTGCCCACATCTGCTCGACATGAGACTCGGCGTCTGCCGTGAACATCCAGCCATTGCACGCCTCAGCGTTGCACTCCACGGGGAGGAACCGTCGGTTGCCTGTTGCATCCGTCAGGAAGTCGTGGTTGTTGGTCGTGCCGATGAACACGCACACGCGCAGCCTCTGGACGGTCTCGCGTGCGTACTTCGGTCTGATCACGTCCTTCGTCGACGTGATGAACGCCTTGATGGCCTCAATCTCGCGCGCCTTCTTTGTGGCGAGCAGTTCGGCCATCTCAGCTATCCAAAGACCTCGCAGCTTCTCAACTGCCGCGTCGCCGTCGATGGTGTTGAAGTTGTCGTTGTACCACGCGGGGACGTGGGCAAGTAACGCCACGTAGCGACTCTTGCCGATGCCCTGCGGCCCGACGAGCACGGGCATGTAGTCAAACTTGCTGCCCGGCTCGTAGGCGCGCGTGACGGCTCCCAGCATGAATATCCGTTCAACCTCGCGGTTGTATGCGTTGTCCTCGGCTCCAAGCGTGTCTATCACCAATTGGCCCATGCGATGCTCGCCGTCCCACGTTAGGGAGTCGAGCCATTCGGTCACGGGGTTGCGCTCGTTCTGTCTGCAAACGAACTGGCACGCGTCGATGATGCGCTCCTTGGCGGTCAGGCCGTACGCGCGCTCGAGGTAGGCTGTCAGGCCGACGTAATCCTCGTCGGTGATGGGTCTCTCCCCCACGCGCTCGTCCCACGGGACGGGGCACGTGACCATGCGCGTATAGGCCATTGTGTCGTACCAAAAGCGGCCAGACAGCTTCTCGTCCGCGCCCATCGCCACGATCACGTTGCTCGTGGTCTGCTTCACGGCACCCTTGCCGTTGACCTCAAGAGTTGCGGCACCAGTTGCGCCGGGCTTGCCCACTCCGACGTTCTCGCCGCGAAATGTGCCCTGCCCGTCGATGCCTGGGCCTTTTTTGCACACCTGCTTCACGATGCTTGCCAGCTCTGCTTCATCAACTGGCTTCACGCAGTTGCGCTCGTTGGCCTGTCTCAGCATCGCGTCGATTGCGTCATCAGCGTACCCACGGCAACGTAGGCTGCACCCGTATGAGTACAGTACGTCGTTGCGCTCGCCGTACTTGATGCGCTGTGGCAGCTGGAACCGCTCGCCCTGCACACCGTCCTCTTGGCCAACGCCGCCGTTGCGCTGGACGTGGTCGATGAACGCATCCACATTCGCGTCGACCGTCGCAACCTCGCGCTCCCACGGCGCGTCGCCCTTGTTCCACTCGTAGGGTCGGCCGTTGGGATGGACGGACGGCGGGGCAACGATGTAGCTGCCCTCGCCGCGCACGTCCACGCCCAGGTCACGGTTTACGCTCGGGTGGTATGGCTTGCTGGCACGATAGAGGTAGTGCATGCCGCCGCGCCCTGTTATTGCGGTGGCAGTGGATGGCAGCTCGCCCGACTCGTCTTCCCACTCTGCGAGGGTGTCGAAGCCGTGCACGTCCTTTTCGTCATCCTCGTCGAAGTCGAGCACGACGAGGTTGCCTGACGCGCTGCCGCACACGATTGCGATGTTCAGATCGGGGCGCTGCGTCCATAGCTTACACGCGTCCTCGGGGTCGTTAAACCAGTCGTTGAGGCCGTTGGCAGTGAGAGGGCGCTTGCCGCGCGGCTGGATGGGGATGATTCCGAAGCCGTGCTCGCAGTACCAGACGGCAGCTTTGCCTAGCTCAGAAAGTGCCATCCGCTATCATTCCCCGGGTGCGGTCACTGCGTCCGCTGTCAGTCCCTTTAGCTCAGGGAACAGATAATCGTCGAGACAGTAGACAGGAAGCTGTTCCTTCTTGCGGTCGACGATATCCAGCTCCATCTGGTCTGGGTCTTCCTCATCGTCGGGGCGCTTGATTTTCGGGCGACGGATGGTTATAAATCCCGTCTCTGCGTATTCGGGATTCTCGCGCACAAGGAATCGGCTGACGAGCGTCTTCCCATAGTTGAGCATGCCCTGCCGCAGCTTCTTCGGCATCGCGTCATCGTCTACGCCAAACGTGATGAAGACCTCACGGATTGCATAGTCGGCAGTCCACTTCGTCTCAGGCCAAATCGCGTTGTCCCTGTGCGCGTATGCACGCTTGGCGTGCTGCATGATGGCGCGCAGAATCCATTGTGGCGTCTGCTCGATAACGCGCATGCCATTCTCGCGCCTAGTTGCCAGCTCAAGACCCAGATAGATAATTGTCCCATCCTCGTCCACGATGGTGCTTGGCAGGACGGGCTTTTCATACACCTTCTTTCCGGCTTCGTTGACGCTCTCGATCATAGTGCCGTGCTCTCGCAGGTACTCACGCCTGTCTGGACTTAGTTGAAACTCGGGCATGTCAATGCCCATTGGCTCACTCATAGTTCACCCCCAGAAGTTCGCATATCCTCCGCGCCGAATAGCGCGGGTTGACGTATTCAAATCGGCATCCGTAGTCGGATTCCATCGACTGGATGATTCGCGCAATGGTCGTGCCACGCATGGGCTTGGTGCGGTACTTCCTGCACCGCCCCGATGCCACGGGGTCACACGTCAGTCTGCGGTACCAGTCGCACCGCTTGCACGCGTCGTTCACCCACCTGCTCACGTCCTGCGTGGTGCGGTACGGCGCTCCAACCTCCACGAGGATTACCAGACGGCACCCCGCGTCCCTGGCTCGCTCCATCTCGCGCGCGAAGCGCTTGTGATCGCGGCCAACGTCCATTGCGACCTCGGCGAGTCCGCGCTTGGTGTCGACCAGAATGTTGGATTGGTCGGTTGCGTAGTCCCCTGCGTCCAGCTTCTTGCGGACTACCTCGATGCCGTGCGACTCGAACCACGCGTGCTTCGCGTCATGCTTACCCTTTTGCTGTCGGGTGTCCTCGTAGATAATCAAAAGATGCCCTCCAAAGGGTAGGGACGGCGATTGCTCGCCGCCCCTCGGTCGTGGCCTAGTCGAATGGGATGTTTGCGCTCATTGCGTTCGCCACGAAGCTGGACGAAGCTGTTGCGACCTTCCCGCCGCCGACGCGGCCACCGCCCAGCGTCTTCTTCTCGCGGGGCTTCACCTTGCCGTCGCGCACCATCTGCGCGTCAACGACCTGACAGACGTTGAGTCGCGTTCCCGTCTCGCCGTCGTTGCGCTCGTACTCCTCCTCCTGCAGGTTCACACCTACAAGACGGTTGGCGAAGATGTCCAGACGGCCAGCGTCCCACGCGGCGAACGGGTCGAAGCCGGGGTTGCTCTTTGCGATGGCGTCCAGACGGCCCTTGAGCATGCCCAGCGCGGAGTCCTTGTAGCTCAGGAAGAAGTGGTGGGCGTAGGGGTGGCTCTTGCCCCACTCGTCGGAGTAGTACCCGGCGTGCTCGCCCTCGGCGATGTCGAACACGACCTCCACGTACTCGCGGCTCTCGTTGTCGAGCATGTTGACGATGCGAGCCACGTACGGCCCAGCGGGGAGCGGGGTGAAGCCGCCATCGCTGAAAGACTGGATGCTGTCCCAATTGAATGAACGCATTTCTAACCCTTCTTTCTAATTGTTCTTAGCTTGCTCTCGAACAGGCGGTCGCGGGGGTCGTAGCAGCTTGTGGATGACTGCGAGAGCGCGCACGAGTACGCGTCCCACGTCCTGTCAAGCGCCACGTCCTCGGCGCAACCGTCTGTCACTAGCTGGTTGTATCTCGCGGTGCATGCCGCGATCATCTCGGTCACGGTCTCGCGGCTAGGCAGCTCCATCGCCGCCCCAGCTGACGAAATCGCGCAGACCCTTGTCGAGTATTGCCACGTCGTTCGGCAGCTCGTCGGAGTCGAACGCGCCGCAGCTCTTTGCTGGCGGCTTGTTGCTCACGACGAAGCGGTGGTCGGTGCCGTTCGTCTCGGAGAGCACTACCACGTTGAACATGCCCACGAGGTTGACCTTCTCGTTGAGCAGCTTGCCGACGGTCGCTGGCACGAGGTTCCCCGCCGCGTCCACGTCGGTGTGCATGGTGAGGTAGACGATCACCTCGCCGGGCAGGTCGTTCACGAACTCGATGAAGCGGTACACGCGCCCCGCTATCTCCTTGTAGACCTCGAACTGGTCGCGGTACTTCTCGTCGCCCCACGAGCCGCGCATGTAAATGTCGGTGATGCAGTAGCCGAAATCGTCCACCACGACGATGGGGTAGCGCTTTGCGTAGGCGCTCACGACCTCGGCGAGCTGGTTGAAGTCCTTGGTGCGGGCGAACTTCTTACCGCCCTTGAACGGGAGCATCGTCTTCTCGCACTCGACCAGCCCGTAGGCATCGTTGGGCAGGTTGCGCAGCGCGTAGGTCTTTCCCGCGCCGCTCGCGCCCAGAATCAGGACAGGTATTGCCATTAGTTACCCCCTTCCAGCAGCCCCGCGATCGTGGCTGGCAGCGCGTTGCCCAGGGCCGCGGCCACCTTCTCCGGCTTCACGCGCAGCGTGCCGTTCGGACGGATGGTGTCGGGCGTGGCGGGGTGCTCGCGCTCCACGACCGCCATGCCGTCCAGCAGCTCGCCCGTCTCCTGCGCGTACTGGACGGCCAGCTCGTCTATGTGCTCGGTGACGTACGCGGAGAGCCAGTCGTTGAACTCGTCGCTCTCGTCAGCCATCAGCGCGGCGTGGTCGGTCACGGTCACGATGCGCTCGGTGTACGCCTTCTGGCCGCGAACCTTGCTGA